CTACTGATGAAACAAGTAGTACGTATGAGATAAGCGACCGTGCTTACGCGCAAGCAGTCACCGAATTATTCGGAGACAATATTTTTAACTACAACACAAAAAGAGCAACCCTCACAGGAGTAGAGTCTACAGAGTTTACAAACTTTAAATACGAATACACTCTTCCTTCTGATTTTAATTTATTTCTGTACATAGAAAGTGCAGAAGACATCCTTGTTTCCAATTTCCGATTTGCAAACGGCAAGCTGTACTCAGACGAAACGTCGCTAAAGGTCACTTACACGTATGTTCCCGATCTAGGAACTTCCGCAGCTGGGCTACCAGCGTTTATCACACGACTACTCACTCTGCATATGGCGCAGAACATGAGTATTGAGCTTTCTGGTTCTGAAAACCGCCATGAGATACTGCACAAGCAGTACATTCTTGCGCTTCGACGAGCACGTATGCTGGAAGGACGTCAAGGTCCTGCACAGACGTACATTAATGATAGTAATTCTCAGTTTATAAGCGCACACCAAAGGTATGGCTCGGTATAGCAATGTTCAGACAGATTTCTCAGGCGGTTTAATTAGCGACTACGTTTTAGGACGTACCGACATTAAGCGCGTAGCTAATTCAGGTCGCACGTTTAAGAACTTCTTTCCGTCGCTACAAGGACCTGCTATTTTTCGCACAGGTTTTAAACACTACAGCACCACTGACTATGTAACAGATGACGTTGTATCCGTTGATGTTATTTTAGCAACAGATTTGCCGTATAGAGCTGTGTTCACAGCACAACAGGTAGAAATCTTTGACTCGGCTGGTGTATCTAAAGACGTTGTACCTACTCCGTACTCTGCTGTAGATCTTAAAGAGCTTCGGTTTAGCTCAGAAACAGATGAGCTGCTTATTGCCCACGGAAGGCATAGACCTAAAAAACTGACAGCGGATCTTTCATTTGTATCTGTATCACTTGTTAGTAGCGATGGCGATACCCCGACAAACCACTATACGCTGTTGTCGTCAAACGGATTTGAGCTACACGCCAACGTTCAAGTGCAGGGTGACGATCAGTGGACTCTAACCGACTGTACTTTCACAGTTGAGCCGTTCCTTGATAAAGAGGAGGGCACAAACAAGTTTAATATCTCTCAGAACGAGCGATATGTGAAACTAGATTCGGACAACCCCCTGTTTGGTATCATTACTAATGATTTTACGGGTGGCACTGCAGGGCAGTATAGCCAAGACTGGTATATTGAGTACACAGTTTCGGGAAACAAGTTTTTGGGTAAAGCAGTTCATGCGGGTTCTTCCACAAACTATACACTTGAGGATCCTACAAGCACAGTCGTGTACGTCGAACCTGTGGTGTCTGTTCTAGATATCGAAGACAATAATGCTCAACTGTATTTGCTGGATAGCGATGAAGTTGATGAGGTGAACAGTCCTTCAGTAAGTCAAGCTTTAGAACTAGACGGCGTTGCTGAGGATGAGATACATCTGCGCTCCGACACTGTGATCTTCAACTCTGGTTTTGCCGAATCATGGGTTCGTGTGTCGGATGACAGACGGAATGACAACGTCGTCGTTGGTGAAACTCGCAGCCTTACTCGTTGGGTTAGGATCAAAGAGCACCTTGGAACAGAAGACCACCCTGTCGAGTTCTTTAGAGGCGTATATGATAATACTGTTTATAAGAATGGTTCTGTGTACAGAATTTATGATGGCATGGCTGACGCTGCTGTGCTTTGGATGGCAGCACCCGACGTAAAAGGAGAGATTGTTATCAGCACAGCCGTTCTTGAGGGAGATGGAAACAGAACATATGTCTTTGTAAATGGTCTAAGCACTTCGAGACTTCACGGCACTACAAATCACTACACACCTCTTACTGGGGGTGATTACACGATTGGCAACTTATCCACCCAGAAACAATTTGACGTTGTAAAATGCTACAACTCTGCAGACGGTGTACCAAAAGTTGAGGAGTATAGCTCTACCAACACATCAGGCAACTTAGTTGTGCCCTCTTCTACAGACAACATTGCTGTTTCTGAGATTGCAAACGATGCCACCTTGAACACAACAGAGTCTACATTTAGACCAGAAGACGCAGGTCGCTCTGTGTTTGGTCGAATGGAGTCAGGCAACGTGTTTATGAAGATTCTTCGTTTTGTTAGTACAACTCAAGTAGTTGTTAAGCTCATAAACAGTGTCCCTCGTGATAAGCGCACCCTTGCCTTTGAAAATGGTGGCTTTTTTGAAGACGTTAAGCTGGGTGCTTGGTATCTAGACAACTACCCTAGAACTGTAGCCAAGTTTGAGCAGCGTCGTATCTTTGGAGGTACATATGCAAATCCAAACTTCATCTACTACAGCCGTGTTGATGATGTGACGCGCTTTCAGCCAACACAGGATGACGGAGAGGTGTTAGATACGGATGCAATCACATATGCGCTGTCTAACCGCAATGCAGGTATACGCTGGATAAACTCAGCTAAAGACTTAGTTGTAGGAACGACTGGTGGCATCTATCGTATTGTCCCAAATCAGTACCAGTACGGTATTAGCCCGAAGACAATCCGTATGGAGCTTACAGAGGAAGAACCCTGTGAGCAGCAGGGCGAGACGGTAGCAAGCTCAGTGTTTTATCCTGATCAATCTGGAACACGATTGATGGAGTACAAGTACGATCAGTCTTTGAACAGCTCTTCATCTAATGACGTATCAAAGCTTATATACCCCATCTTCCTTACTGACCCTATAGCTCAGATTGCGTACCAACACACACCTCAACCTCGTATATGGACTCGCACAGAATCTGGTAAGATTTACTGCCTATCATATCACAGGCAGGAAGAGTTTTATGCTTGGTCTGAGCAGGATTTAGGATCAGATGCAAAAGTGTTAGACATGACTGTTATACACAAAGGCACTGAAACCAGTCTTGACCAGATATGGATTGTTGTACGACGTAACGGCTCTATCTACTCAGAAGCATTGGCTGAGACAGACCCCGTTCAGCTAACAAGTTACCCTATGCTGGATAGCCACATCGAGTTGGTTAAACCAGAGGGGTCACCAATCAGCAATGATGTAAGTGAAAGATTTGAAGCGGGCGACACTGTTGCTGTTATAGAGGACGGCGTGTATACGGGTGAGCAGACACTTACAGACGGCACAGTTACTTTGCAATCTGCAAACGCTGAACGGGTTATCGTTGGATTGCGCTACGCAGGAGAACTTCAGATGATGTTCCCAACATGGGATGCAACTAACAAGCCAGCATACGCCGCAGACACTGCACGTATTATTTCGATACGACCTTTCCTGATTAACACATGGAACTATATGGTAGGTGTTGGTGATAGCTTTGAAACAGTTAGAGTATCGACAACCTACGGAAGCGGTAACGGTTTCACGGGCTTTGATAAAGAGCGACCAGTAAAGGGGTCTACTTTTGGCGTTGACAATGTACCTACAATTAAACACGAAGAACCCTACCCCTTGACAATCGCTTCGTTAACCACTAAAACAGATTTAAATTAAGATGGCAGAGCCTTTTACATGGATAGCAATAGCCTCCACACTAGCATCAGGTGCTGTGCAGTACCACGGTGCGCAGCAAAATGCGAAAGCGCAAGAGTATGCTGCGGATGCTGCTGAAGCCCAAGGAAGGTACAATGCTCAGATTGACGTAAACAACGCAGTCAATGCGACGGCACAGGCTGACTTCCGCAAATCAGCCGCAGAGGCTAACAAGCTACGAGATCTTCAGGGTTTTCAAAGAAAGCGTGTTGCGCTGCATAAAAAGCTTAGAGGGGAGTTAGCCACAGAAAGTCTAAGGCTTAACTCGTCAAGCGGAACATTTGAAGATACATTCAACTCGTACAATAAAGCTTTTGAGACTGAATTGAGCTCATTTGATTTTGACGCATCTGAAACCAGCTATGGTTATAATGTACAGGCAGGTGAGGCGCAACGCCAACGCCAGTTGGCATGGAGCGGTGGTCTTGCTCAGAGAGATCTGACATTGTCTTCTGCTGCTAACCAAGCAACTCAGTTCCGCAATCAAGCCAAGAGCATAAGAACTGCTGCATATGGGAACGCGCTGGGGTCTGTGGCATCTGCTGCAAGCATGGGTGCTAGTCTGGGAAGCTCACCTCCTCCTCCTCCGTCTCCGTCAGGGTCTGCGTTTAGTGCATCTTCGTTTAACGCATCCACCTCTAGCTACACTCCTTTTTCTGGTCCTACTACTTTTAAATAACAAATGGCTATCCAATTAAACACACAAACTGCGCAACAGCAGAAAGCTCCTTTTTCTGCTTTTGACTCAACTTCATCTTACCGCAGTGGGATGGAAGGTGTAGCTGCGG